ACAGGACTGGGAGGAACAGTTTTCTATAATGTCTGAAAAAATATTTGAAAAATTTTATAAAGAATTGGTATAAAATACTTATCTTTACATCCGTAATATAGATGTTTACGGTTCATTTATTTTATTTAATTGATTGATGGTTATAAAGCTCTGAATTAAAAACTCAGGGCTTTGTTTTTTTAAAAAGGAAAGCATGGCAGTATTTGATGGACAGTACAAGAAGATTTTAGAGGAGATCTATTATGGAGGATATAAGTATCAGGATCCAAATAGAAAAGGAGTTGAGAGGATAGAGATATCTATGATCAATTTATATTGTAGACCAAGTGTTGGGTTTCCAGCATTAACCACTAAGGAGGTTTATTTTAAAGGAGCAATAGCAGAGTTGATATTCTTTATGTCTGGTTCTACAGATATAAGAAAGCTTTGGGAAATGGGTGTTAGATTCTGGGATAAAGATTGGGCACACTTTCATAAGTATTCAGAGTCTGCAGCAAATTATTTATATGAAGGTTGGAAATCAAATAAGGAAGACTACAAGGATGCATCTGTATCAAAAGTTTATGATATGGGTAAGATCTATTCTCATCAGTGGAGAAACGCCAATGGAGTTGATCAGTTATTTAACCTTGTTTCTTCCATGATTAAAACTCCTATGTCAACATCATTAATCGTTAACTCTTGGAATCCCGCAGATCTTCCTGATATGTGTTTGCCTCCGTGTCATTATTCTTTCCAGGTAATATGTCAACCTGTAAATGATACTTACACATTCAATCTTGTATGGAATCAAAGGTCTACAGATTTTTTCTTAGGTACTCCAGTTAACATAATGTTCTATGCTGCACTAGCACAAGTACTGGAAATAATGACAGGATATAAATGTAGCGCAGTAATAGGAGAACTTAAGAATGTACATATATATGATAACCAAATCAATGTAGCTAAAGAGTTAATGTTTAGAGATACAGAATTGCATGGAGAAAGTAAACTAGAAATAGATAAATCTAAGTTTAAACTTTTTTTAGATAATCCTTCAGCTTTAAACTTTAATAGTGTAATAAATTCATTATCTTTACAAGACTTTAGTTTGGTTGGTTATAATAGCTATCCAAAGTTGAAAGTAGAAATGTTAAGTTATAATTAAAAACAAGTATCATGAGTACAGCATTTAAGAGTCTAAAAGGACGAAGAGTATTGGTTAATCAACCAGAGATGAAAGAATCAGCTATCCAATTAAGTGAAGCAGATAAAGCACACATTGAACAAGAGTCAATGAAACAGTGGACACGTTTAGAAGTGTATGCAGTTGGTGATGATGTTACTAGTGTAGCAGCAGGTGATTCAGTTTATATTTCAGTAAATGCAATTAAAGGTGCAGAAGTAATTGAAGTAGAGAAAAGTATTAAGCTTATGCTTAGTGAGTATGACATTGCAATTGTTTGGTAATGAGTCCTTTAGTTTGTGAAGAGTACAGAAAGATGGTCTCAAAACCTGAGACATCAAATACATATAGAAAGAGTCTAAAAATTATGGCTGAAATTGCTGCTAATAAAAGTCAAGAAATGTATAAGGATTACATCAGAAAAACTGAACCTAGTCCTTATGTAGGAAAAGATCCATTTGCTGGAACAAAACCTAAAGCAGTTACAGTACCTGATTGTACTGCTAAAGCTTCTCCACTAAGACCAGCTCACTATGGTTGTGATGGAAATGTATATGAAGTATTCAATGTACTTGAAGCATGGGGATTAGATAAAGACTTTTACTTAGGTAATGTTATTAAGTACATTGTAAGAGCAGGTAAAAAAGATTCTACTAAGGAGTTAGAGGATCTGGAAAAAGCTGAAGTGTATTTAAAAAGAAGAATTGCTGAACTAAAGAAATGAAATGTTTACTACTTTTATTATTATTATCATCATGTGCACCTCATTCTGTAGGTCCTAACTATAATCAAGGTAGGACTCACAATTCTGATTTAGGTAATAGAGAAAGAATTGTTATGGCTGAAGATGCAAGGATGAAAAATACAATGATAAAACATAGACAACATGCAAGACGTGGTTTAGTTAAAACAAAAAAAGTTAGAAAAAAGAGAGGCAGAAGGTTTATTAATTAAAATATTATATATACTTTAGCAACTCCTTTTTATTCTCAGTCTTCTCGCTGGAAAGAATCCCAATAAGTATAATGCTTATTGGGTTTTTTTATTTATATTTGCAATGTATCATGCAATATTTACTAGATGAGATAGGTAAGGAAATCCCGGATTAATAGTCTGGGATTTTGTTTTTATGTTATTATTATGTATATTATATTATATATAAATAAATAAAAAATAATAACTATGGATATTTTAAATTTCATATCTTGGATTAAAGGTAAACGTATTGTTACTACAGTAGATCCAACACAAACATTAATTCCAATTGCTCTTAAAGACGGAAGAAGAGATGATAGTTACTTAGCTGGTGCTATTAGTGTAGCTGACTTGATTTCAGGTTTAGGAGGTGATCAATTAGTTGCTGGTACAAGAGAAGTTGTACTAACTGACAATGAGGGTGATGCAGAGTTAACTTTTAATCCAGGTACTGCCGTAATCCAAACTTCAGGTTCTGGATCTGATTTATATATTAGAACACTTACTGGAGATGATATTATTCTTGAATCAGGTGATGATATCAGACTACAAGGTGATAAAGGTCTTTATGAGGGAGAGACTGAAGGTGGTGATATAAACATTTATGCTGGAGATGGTTCTGATGGTAATGCATCTAATGCTGGTTCTGGTGGGGACATTAGAATTGAAGCAGGTGATGCTGGTAACAGTGTATCAGGTTCTCAAGGAGAAGGTGGCTTTGTAAATATTCAAGCTGGTTATACTACAACATCTGGTTTACCAGGAAGTGACATCACTCTTTATGCAGGTAATAGTGTAGATGGTATATTTGGTGATGTTATTATCAGCGGTAACTTTACATGGGAATTTTCAACAAGAAATGCATTACTTAAATTTCCAGTAGTTACTTTAGCTACATTACCAAATGCAGTTTCAGCACCTGGAGCAAGAGCTATGATTGCTGACTCTACTTCACAAGCATCAGGAAATTTTGGTGTTATTGTAGTAGGAGGTGGTGCTAATATAATACCTGTATTTTCAGATGGTACAAACTGGTTAATTGGATAAAATAAATAATTATGGATGTATTAAATTTTATAAGCTGGATTAAAAGAAAAGATTATAGAGAAACAATGCCACCAGATGCATTGACTGTAGTTGGCGTCCCAGATCCTACAAGAGATGATAAGTATTTATCCATTGTTGTACCAATAAGTGCATTTGGTTCATATACATTACCAATTGCAAGTAGTACAACACTTGGTGGTATTAAGATTGGTTCAGGTTTAACTATAAATAGTTCAGGTGTATTATCTACTACAGGTTTATCTGGATTAGGATTACAAGATTATGTAGCACGCTGGACTCCAAATAATACAACTTTAGGATATGGTGTTATTAGAGATAATGGAACAACCCTTGGAATTGGAACAGCACCAACTTCTTCTCGTCTATTAACAATATCTTCTTCAATATATGATATAGTAGCAGAATCAACAAACTTAAAAAATGGTTCTTTTGGAGCTATTGCAGGAAGTTCAAGAGGTGTTGGACCATTAACAAACTATGGAGCACAGTTTACTGCAGTTAATTCAACAACAGAAAATATTGGAACTTTTACTTCTGCAATATATTCAACTGCAGGTATTAATGTTGGTTTACAGGCAGTAGCTAATAATTCAAGTACTGATCAAAACTATGCAGTACAGTTACAAGATCACACTGTCGGTATTGGTAAAGTATTAACTTGTATGAGTACAGATGGTCATGCTAATTGGATTCCAACAATATCAAGGGGGTATGTAACAATAATACAAAATGATAATACACTTACTGCAGTATTATCAGGTATACTTGGTGATGTAACATATGATTGGAGTTTTGCAGACTCAGATCCTGGTTTTGTATTTACATCCTTAACCATGCTTCAAAATGTAACAATTTCAAGAATTACAGATACATCTCAATATTTACCCTTTTTAATAGAAATAGTTAGTCCAGATGTATATAAAGCTCGTAAATATAGCGCACTTGTAAAGTTACGTGTGATAGATGAAAATGGATTTGTATATAGTGATACTTATAATTATAGTGAATCTATATTTACTCTAGTTGAATAATAAATAATTTAAAATAAAAAGATATGTTAAACAATATAACAAACTACACAAACCTTATTGATACTAGAAAGGTTAGAACACTATTAGAAGCAACAGACTTGTTTACTATTGGTGTAAGAGATTCAAACTTCTATGGTAATTATCAACCAGCATTAATAACTACAACTGATTTAGTTAGTAGTATTGCTGGATTATTACCTCCTCCAATTACTTTAACTACAACTGGTTCATCTGGTGCAGCTACGTTAATAGGATCTACATTAAATATTCCTAACTATGCTGGTGGATCATTGCCTTATTGGTTTGAATATAATGAAAGTGATAAAACAGTATGGTGTAATGGTAATAATAATATTGTAGGTAATTTATCATATGGACAAGGAGCATTAGCTGCTAATACAACAGGTAATAGTAATACAGCAATAGGAAATTCCGCATTAGTTAGTAATCAAATTGGTATTAATAATACTTCACTTGGAAACAGTGCATTAAGAGGAAATACATCAGGTAACTTTAATACTGCAATTGGTCATCAAGCCTTATTTACTAATATTAGTGCAAATTATAATACTGCTATTGGAACATATGCATTATTAAATACGACTGGTAGTAATAATACTGGTATTGGTTATCTAGCATTAGGTGTAAATACTGCTGGTATAGGAAATGTTGCTATAGGTTCCAATAGTTTAGGAAGTAATATTCTTGGAAATTATAATCATGCAATGGGTTCTAATGCACTTGATAGTAATAGTACTGGAGTTGGTTCATTTGGTGCAATTACACCAGGATCAGGATATACAGACGGATCATATACAGATATAGTATTAGAATATTTTTCAGGAACTGCAACACCACAATATCCAAAAGTTAATATAACTGTAACAGGAGGTATTGTAACAGCATGTACATTAACTACAACTGGCTTTAGTCCAAATGGTTACGGTTTTAAAAATTTAACAACTGTAATGACAAGTACCTTAATTGGTGCTGGAACAGGTTTTCAAATATCTCCTGCAACTTTAATATCTGGACAATATAATGTTGCATTAGGTTATAGAACATTGAGAGACAATGTTACTGGAAATAATAATGTTGCTATTGGTTATCAAACTTTATTTAGAAATATTAATGCAGATAACAATGTTGCAATAGGAAATCAAGCTCTGTATACTAATACGACTGGAACTGGAAATGTTGGAATTGGTACAAGTTCATTATATTCAACATCTACAGGTACAAGCAATACTGCTGTAGGTTCTGGAACATTGCTAGTAAATACAACAGGAACAGGAAATACTGCATGTGGCAGTTCTTCATTAGGACAAAATACTACTGGTACAAATAACATTGCTATTGGACAAAGTGCAGGAGGTGGAAATTCTACTGCTAGTAATAATACAGTAATTGGTGCATCTACTCAAACAAATAACTTTAGTGGTTCAATTATACTTGGTTTTGGTGCTAATTCTACTGCATCTAATCAATTTGTAGTGGGTTCATCAAGTATTAACGCAGGAACAGTAACATCAGAAGTTAACACTTCTTCTAATGTATGGAATGTAGTTATCAATGGAGTAGCAAGAAAAATCTTATTAGCATAATAATTAACTTAAAAATAAATAAATAAAATGGATGTTTTAAATTTTATCTCTTGGCTTAAGAGCAAGAGACAAGTAACAACAGTAGATGCTTCTCAAACTCTTATCCCTGTAGGGTTAAAAGATAATAGAAGAAAAGATGGATATTTGCCTGGTGCTATATCAGTAGAAGATTTATCAAGTAGTTTTGTTATTACTTATGTAGTTGGACAAAATGTTAATATTGGTTATAATACTGGACTTTATACAGATGAAGATTCAAATTATAATGTAGCAATTGGTTCAGGTTCTGGTGTAAATTTTATTTATGGAAGTACTAATAATATTGCAATTGGAAAAAATGCTTTACCATATGGTATGTTTAGTTCAACAAATATTGCAATTGGTCAAAATGCTTTATCAAGTAATACTACTAGTGGTGGTAACATCATTATGGGAGCAGATTGTGGAATTGCTACTACAACAGGTTCCATTAACGTAGCAATAGGTCAAGGAGCATTATATACTAATACGGTTGGTTCTAATAATGTTGCATTAGGTTGGCAAGCATTAAAAAATAATACTACTGGATCAGATAATACGGCTATTGGTTCTAAAGCTGGTTTTGCTTCCAGTAATGCAAATTTTACAATTTCAATTGGTTCAAATGCAAGAGCAAATCATAATAATTCAATTGTAATTGGTATAGATGCTGTATCAACAAATACAAATCAATTTGTTGTTGGTTCAGTAGGAACTAATGCGGGAACAGTAGTTACAGCAGCACAAACTCAAACTAAATACTGGGATGTAATTATTAATGGTGTTGCACAAAGAATTTTATTAGCATAATAAAAAATAAATATATTAACTTTACAAAAAATAAAAATCATGGAATTAGAATTAACAGCAGAGCAAGTAGCAAAATCAGTATCAGCTGCATATGATAGTGTTAACTTATTAAAAGATTTAAAAGTTAAAGAAACTTTAACTGAAGAAGAAACAGCAACTGTAAAACGTAATGAAGATCACATCAGAATTATGATGGGTAAAGAATGGTTTGTTGCTGGACTTACTGTTACACAAATTACAGAATTACAAGCAATATGAAAACAGAAGATGCAAAACAAGTAGTTGAACAAGCTTTAAATCAAGCATTCCTTAAAGGAGCATTTAGTTTACAAGATGCAGCTATGATAACACAAGCATTAGGAGTTCTATTTACAGAACCACAACTAGTTCAAGAAAATTAAAAGCAAGAGCCACAGAGATGTGGCTTTTCTTTTTTATATTTGCTTATATAGAAACTTTTCTGTATATTATAATATATAAATCAATTATTATGTCTGTAGGAAATTTAAAAACATACGGTGGTAAAGGGACTAACATGCCATGGCAATTAAAAATGCTATTGGGACAAGAATGTGCATGTGATAACCTTACTGATATTAACACAAATACAAGTAATGTAGATTCATTACTTAACCAAATACTTGCAGCTATACAAGCTGGAGCTGATTATGAAGCTTCTTTAGTTGTAGATGCTAATGGAGTTACATGGTTGGAGGTTAGAATATATAACCCAGATACGGGTACATTTAATCCACCAGTTTATTTTCAAGCAGGTAGTAATACACCAGGTACACCAGTAGCACCAATAACATATATTAATCCAAATAGTTATTTAGCTACACTTGTTACTAATACAACGTCAATTCAGAGAACTCCAAACTTTATTAGAGTAACTGGTTCAGGTTCTATTGCAGTTGAAACATTTAGTGTATCTGTAGCTAATGTAGGAACAGGTAATGGAACTGTATTAGGTTCAACAATTAAATCTGGAGAAACATTAAACTTTGATGCAGGATCATTGAATAACTATTACACAACTGGAACATTTACATATAACGGTACAGGCACTGAATTAATTATTATATATAACTCGTAATAAATGAGTACTCAAGTTACTATAGCAGGTTTACCTAGTGAACCAATATTTACTAGTTACCCAATGTTGGCTGATGCCTTTGGTAGACAAAGGGTTTCTGAACCATTTACACTTGGAGATTATAAACATATTTATGGTTTAAATACAAACTTCTTAGATAAATTAACTAATGGTGGTACAGTAACTTTTATTCCTAACCAATCTTCTGCTTTATTATCAACAACGTCTAACCCCACTAGTAGTGCTATTCATCAAACTAAACTTTATCATGCATATATGCCTGGTAAAAGTCAGTTAATTTATTCTACAATATGTTTTAAAGCAGCTGTTACTAATGTAACTAAAAGAACAGGATACTTTGATGATCTTAATGGTATATATTTTGAACAAAATGGTGAGGGTACATTATCATTTAATGTAAGAACTAGTACAAGTGGAATAGCTATTGGAACAAGAATAGTGCAGTCTTCTTGGAATGTAGACAAGTGTGATGGAACAGGGGCTTCAGGATATAACCTTGATATTACAAAAACTCAATTTTTCTTTACAGATTTTACATGGTTAGGATTAGGAAGAGTAAGATGTGGGTTCTTAGTAATTGCAAATGAATTTAACACATCAAATACCATTACTGTACCTTATATGCAATCTCCTAATCTTCCAGTAAGATGTGAGATTTTTAATACTGGAACAACAACAGGTGGATCATTTGATCAAATCTGTTCATCTGTAATAAGTGAAGGTGGTTATGTAGAAACAGGTCAAGATTATTCAACACTTAATACAAACTTAAGAACAGTAGTTGCAGGAGCAACAGTTCCATTATTAGCAATAAGATTAAGTAATACTTTTCAAGGTTATCTAAACAGACTAACTTGTAAGTTAGGAGAGTTTAGTTTTTATTCTGTAAAAGAACCATTGTATTACAAGGTTATAAAACTACCTAATGATTCTTTTTTAACAGGGGGTTCTTGGACATCTGTAAATTCAGGTTCAGGTGTTGAATATAATATTGGAGCTAATGCATATACTGATGGTAAAGTTTTTGCTTCTGGTTATGTATCCGCAGCAGTAGGCAATAGAGGTTCTGTTAGTGCTGATAGTGATGCTTCAAATGCTAGAGAAAATTATATTGCTCAAAATTATGATAGCACTAATTCAGAAATATATGTGATTGCTGTAACAAATTTAGGTACTACATCTACTACTGTAGGTTGTGCAATGCAATGGAGAGAAATTTATTAAAAAGATAAAAAATGAGTACAGAAATTAATATAAAGAAAAAACTTGCAATACTTGAAGAAGGTGTAAATATAACTACAGATGCTTTAAGTATTGATTTTGTAGGTGCTGGTGTTTCATCATCAGATGCAGGCGGTAATACAACTATTACTATTCCTGGTGGATCTGGTACTACAACATATTATTTAAATCAGTCTGTAACACAGACACCTTATAAAGAATTTTCATCAGTTGCAACAAGTATAGCAGAACAAACTGTTCCTTTTACAATAGCCGGTGGAGCTACAACAATAGTTGCTGAATTTCAAACACCCATTGGAGTTCCAAATACAACTCAAATTCCAACAGGTTTATGGCAATTCTTTTTACACTTTAATGCAGGAACAACAGGTCAGAATTGGATAATTAGGCCTACGGTATATAAAAGAGATTTAGGTGGTATTGAAACATTACTACTTACATTAGATCCAGTTGTTGTAACTAATATGCCAACAGTAACTACAATGTATATTTGTGATGCTGTAATCCCTGCATCTACAGTACTTACATCAGATAGAATAGTAGTAAAAATCTCAATGGAGAATATTACAGGTGTATCTCAAACAGCTACATTTAGAACAGAGGGATCTCAACATTATTCAGTTGGGTTAACAACATTAAATCAAGTAGTTCCTAATAATGCTGTAACTAATGTTACTGGTACCGCACCAATACAATCATCTGGAGGAACAACTCCAGCAATAAGTATTACTCAAGCATCAGGATCAACAAATGGTTATTTATCTTCTTCTGACTTTGCAATATTTAATGCAAAACAAAATGCAATTACTCTTACTACTATAGGAACATCAGGTGCAGCAACATTAATATCAAATACATTAAATATACCTACACCTTCTTCTGTAAATATTTACAATACAGACGGTACTTTAACAGCAAACAGAATAGTATCACTTGGAACTAATAATTTAAGATTCAACGGATCAGGAAATATTATACGTTTTTATCAAACAAATGGTACTGGTTCTTCTTCATTGATAGAACAAACATTAACACAAAATATGTTAAATGTTGGTGATACATCAGGTAATACTAATATTCAACAAACACCAGCAAGTATAACATTACAAATAAGTGATAATATTTCTTCTCTTTTTGGAGTTAATATTTCTTCTAGTGGTCTTACAATAAATAATGCATATACATTTCCAATAGTTGATGGTACAGCAAATCAAATTTTAAAAACAAATGGTGCTGGGGTTGTTAGTTGGGTAGATGGAGGGTCAGCAATTCCACAAGCAAATACAATATATATAGATTCTGTTAACGGAATTAATGCAACAACAGGTAGAGGTGATATAAACACTCCTTATTTAACGCCAGAATATGCCTTAGGAAATATAACTAATACAGGAACGGTAACAGCAACAACAACGAGTACAAGTGCAACATTAACGGCTGTTTCAGATACTACAAATATTAAAGTAGGTCAATATATTACAGGTGCTGGAATACCCTATGGTTCAATTGTAGTTAGTAAAACTTCTAATACAATTGTATTAAGTAAAGCGTGTACGGCAAGTGCTACTATTACGGCTACTTGGTGGACTGTTTATGAAGTTGTATTAAGCGGTAGTTTTGTTGCAACTGGAAATTATTACAAACATGGTTTTTATATTAACAGTAAAAAATTAGGTGGTACAATATCATACGGTAACCAATCCTTATTCACTTTTACAAGTAATATATTAATTCCATTTTATTTAAATTTAGGCAATACCTATGGCACACACGCAAATAGTGTTTTAATAAATCCAAATGCTTTTTCTGGTATTGATGGTTTTATGGATTTAGGCAATTATTATTCTATTTGTACTACCGTTAATTTGGGAACTGGTTCATTTACCTTATCATTTACAAATTTATCTATAGTATGTGATATGTTTGATTGTCGATTTGGTTCTATATCATACATAAATGTAACTAATAATTTCACTTGGAATGGAAATGCTTATGGATTATTAGGGGGATTAAGATATAACGCAGGATATTCGGACGTAACAACAAAAATTGTAACACCTTCTAGTGTGTTGGCTATAACAGGCGGTGCATCAGGAAATATTAATGGTACTATTTTGGGTAGTTATAATCTAATTGGGCCTGTAAATATATACGCAAATATTACAGGAACAACTGCAATAATAGACTCTGGAGATGGTGTTAGATCAGTAAATATTTATGGTTCATTAACAGTAAATACTGTTACGTTAAGTAGTTCTCCATCAATTGTTAATGGGGCTATTATTGGGAATGTGGTTGTTAGTGGATTGTCAAATAGTCTTGGAAATAATATAAACGGAAGTATTAATGGCACTGTTACCGTAAATTCTGGGTCTATTAAATATAATGGAAATCAAGCTGGGCCACATGGAACAAGACTTATGACTGTAGTAATAGCTGGCGGTGAATTTATTAATAGTGGTATCATTCTTTTAGGTGGCTTAACTTATACTGGGGCAGGAAAATTTACAAATAATGGTTATATTACAACAGGAAATTTAACGGCAGTTGGTGCATCACTAATTGTAAACAATAATGGTACATTAATAAATAACGGAACTATTTACTACAATAAAGGAATTAATGAATTTGCACCATTGATAAGTAAATCTTTGGGAGTTTTTGTAAATAATGGTAGGCTTTATTCTCCTACAAATCTTTTTGTCACATATCCTGTAAATACAACACCCTCTAAAAATATAACATTAGGGTATGCAATGTCTAATGGAAAAATAAATGCAAACTCCACAAGTGGCACAGGTATAATGAATAGAATGGTAGTAACCAGTGCGAATATAGATACATCTGTAACTATATTTGACGGTACAAATACAGTAACTATTTCTGTTATTGGTGCTGGTAAAACAACTTCAACAATAACTTCTGAAATTGTAACTCAAATACAGGCGTCTATATTAATATATCAATGTGTAGGATCATTTTCTGGAAATCAATTAGTTTTCGTTGCAAATACAGGGGTAACACCTACCTTTACATCTACCACTAATATCAGTTCTATAGGTACATTTTCAGGTGGTGGCGGATTTATTCCAACAGTTTTAGGGGGAGGAAGTGAATTATTAAGTATAGATTATAATTTTTAACTATGAAAACATACAAACAAATAGTATATAGGCAATCAGATACGGCACTAATGATAGTGCCATCTGATGAGAGTGAGCAAACAGATATTAGATTTGTTAATGATCTAAATGAAACTCAAAAACAAGCATTTTTAGATTTGAGGGATTTTCTATTAACTCAAGTTGATACTTTGGATTATTCAGTTTACACAACTGATTTAAATAGACTAGATGCTCAACCTTTAGAGGGAGAAACAAAGTGTATTCTAGTAGATGAATTAGATGAAAATGACAAATTAATAGTTGATAAAGTATTGGCTATATGTTTAGAACTATTAAATAATTAAAAATGGGAGTAACATATATAAAAACAGACCAATCTTTACAGATAACAACTGGAACAGGTGCGCCTACACATTCAGCGGTTGCTGGTGACAGATATACAGATACTTCAAATGGAAACACTTACCAATACACTACAAGTTGGCAACAAGTTGCCTATGGTGTTGTTGCATCGGGTGGTATATGGGGAATATCTAATTCTAGTGGGGTTTATACATATTATGCAACGTGGGCTTTGGCGGTTGCCGCAGCAACAAGTGGTCAAGTTATTGAATTATTTGCTGATATTACTGAAAGTGCTGTTAGTTACACTCTAAAAAATGGTGTTAATATCAATGGTAACGGACATTCTGTGTCATTTTCAGTAGTTGACGGTTTTGTAGCAACTTCTTCACCTACTATTTGTCAAATAAACAATATAGTTGTTAATCAAGCTACTGCTAGTTTTAGTGGTTTATACATTAATGCTAACGGTTCTATCATAGGTGGTAATGCTACATTTAACAGTAATAATGCAACATCTTATGGTGTATTAGGAAGAAGTGTTGCAAAAATTTATGGATTTACTGGTAATGGCTATAACCCTATATCGTCAGTTAATTTTTTCTCTCCTAATGCTGTTATTGACAATGTCTATGTTGAATCACTTGGTGGTTCTATTACTACTGGGACATTATCAAATTCAATAATTAAAACAAGTGCAGCTGGAAATGTTCCTGTAAATGATTGTGGAACAGTTAATAATTGTTATATATATTCTAACGGTGGAAGTGCTGTTGTATCTACAGGTGCAATGGAGGTAAATAATTGTACAATTGTATCAGTTACTTCGAGAGCTGTAAATGGTAATGGAATAACATTTAATAATTGTTGGATAAAATCTTCAGCCAATAATGTAGCGGGAAATGGAAAATTTAATAATTGTACATTGATTGCTTCAACAACAGCTATCAACACTTATTTAGGCGGTGGACTTTTTAATAATTGTACAATAACAGCAAATGCTTCAGCTGTTTTTGATTCCGCTGGGAGTAGTACTATTGTCAATAATTGTAATGTTATTTGTAATTACAATAATGCTGGAGGTTATGGTTTTACTGGGTCAGCTTGTTATGTTAATAATTCAGTTATTCAATTAGCTAACGCTTCAGCGACAGCTTTTTTTAGTAGTGGTGCTTTAACAATGTATTTAGCTAATAATTCAATAAAAGGCTCAACAAACTTTAAAAATGTAAATGTAACAAACGGTCAAACAAATACAGCAGATGCACAAGGAAATGTAATTTTACAATAAAATAATTAATAAATAAAAATATGGAAACAGTAGAAATAGGACAGATAATAGCTCAGTTAAAGATGACTGAAAACATGAGAATAATCACCCAAGATTTAAACGGTAATAACGTGAAAGTCTTAGTTTGGGAAGACTTTACAGTAGAGGAACAAGCTCAATTGGTAGCTTGTGTAAATATGATTGAATCTAAGTAAATATAAATAATTATGGCGGTAGTAACAGTTTCGGGTAATCCCGTAGTAGGTACTAAATATACAGTAACTACAGCAAGTTCATCAGATTGGGCTTCTGTATCAAATAGTACATATTTCTTTGATTTAACAGATAAATTAGTTCATTATAAAGACTCAACAGGAGCTATAATTGAAATATTTGGAGCTGGTGGTTCAGGTGTAAATATTTATAATGCAAATGGCACTTTAACAGCAGACAGAACAGTTAGCGGTGACTCAAAAATTTTAACTTTTGATAATGTAAGGAGAGAAATACACAATGTAGATCCAGTTTTAGGTGACACAACAGGTTTCAATATAAATGTAAATAGTGGAAGCCTTACCCCATTTCCCACTTCAAGAATATTTAAAATTGTAGATACCAACACTACTACTGAAAAATTTGGTATTAATGTTGATGGGAATGTAGTAATTAATAATGCTTATACCTTACCAACAGTTGCACCAACAACAGGTCAAGTTTTGGGTTATTTAGGCTCTGGAACAACGCAATGGACTACAGCATCAGGTGGTTTAACGTACTTCACTGAAGCGCAAAACACAACATCACCGAACGCAACCGTACCTGTTGATAGTTTAACAGCGGTAACAGGAACAACTAATGGTGATTTTGCAATATTACCAAAGGGTACTGGAGCTTTTATTGTTGGGCATATACCTGATGGTAGTATAACAAATGGTGGTAAAAGAGGAACAGGAGCTATTGAATTAATGAGTGGCTCTATGAATTACTATGCTGGAGCTCAAGGTGTTAATTCAGTTGCAATTGGAACACAAGTTGAAGCTAAAGGTTCTAATTCAATAGCAATTGGTAGAGTTCTTTCAGCAACTAATAGTGGTTCAATTTCAATTGGAACAGGAAGTGGATATGCTAGTTCTGGTACAGACTCATTTGTGCTTAATAAAGGCTCTGCTAGTAACACAAATGCAATAGCTTTAAACGGTGGGTCTGCTTCAGGACTAAATTCATTAGCTGGAGGTGGAAATGCAACAGCTTCAGGGACTTGTTCATTTGCATTTGGAGGGTCAATTGGTGAGTTAACTTCAGCTACTGCATTAGGTTCAGTAGCCTTTGGTGTTTTCAATACTGCTGATGCTACTGGAAGTTTAGCTACTGGTTATCAATGTTCGACAAAAGGAGTTGCTTCAAGAATATCAGTCGCTTCTCAAGATACTGCGGGCCCCTATCTTAAGGGGGAAACTCAATGCTCAATTTCATCTACTGGAAAAACAAGTACAACTAATACAGCTGTTGAACTATCCACGCAAGGTGGTACAGCTATTTGTTTAACATTGCAAAATAATGAAGCCATAAGAGTTAGAGGTTCTATAATAGGAAAACAAACAGCATCTACAAATGTAACTTGTTATGACTTTGATTGTGTAGTAGTAAGGGGTACAACAGCATCGAGTACAATTTTACCATTAAGTAACATGAATTTAGTTTTAGATACAATTACATTAGGCACTATACCAACACTAACAGCTAATACAACATTAGGTGGTTTATCAGTTAAATCAGGAGCTAAATTAACAACAACTATCAAATGGAGTTGTAGAATAGATAGCACAGAAGTAATTTTAGCATAATTTTAAAAAAAAATAAATATGAAAATTAAAACATTAGTACCAGTAACTTATAACAACGGAATTACGGGACAAGAAAGTGGACTAGTAACGGGAATTTTACAAGGATGTCAACAAGGATTAAGATTTGGATTTAATTCTCAGTATATGTTTGAGTACGCAAGTGAAAGCGGTCAAGTTATCGCTAACAATATGTATCCAGTAACGGCTGAAGAAACAAATGCTTTATATGAAGCGGTAAAGGATCAAGTTCCAACAGGTTTATCATATACTGATTCAACAACTTATCTTTACTATTTAGGATTTAGAATACAAATGGCTGGTACATTTGGGATTACAGTTAATGATATTGAAATAATTTTGTAATAATAATAAGATGGCAGGTACATATTGGAGTGAAGACGTTTTAGATATAATGTATTTAAAACCTTCAGAAGTATATAGAGGTATAACAATTAATAATAATAGTACAACTGTTGTGGCAGACGGTGGTATTGTTATGTCTTCAAGTGCTTCTACATTAGCACAATCTGTTGCATCTACTAATTTTGCAACAAAACAAATAAGACTTAGATATTATGCGTCAACTGTATCTGGTGGAAGGTACACAGGAACACGTGGTTCTGCATTACTATGGTACATTCATGGAGGATTCAAATTTGTATGTGATTTCAATATTTCAGATACTGCATTTTCTGCTGGGTGTCAACAATTTTATGGGTTAGCTGGACAAACTGGGGATTTAGCTTATGGTACTGCATCAAATATTTTAGTAAGCACCTTGAATAATATAATAGGTGTTGGTAGTGAGGTTGGAGATGCAAATTTACAAGTATTTAGTCAAGACGCTTTAGGTTCTTATGGTGTAGCAACTAAGGTTGATTTGGGTAGTGATTTTCCCGCAAATAGAACGGCTGGAGCAATTTCAACAACTGTATATAGTATAACATTATATAATGAACCTATGTCAACAAATGTAAATTATAGAGTT